CACAAACGTGGATACCCCAAATGGCGTAACTCAGTAATCGTCGTCAACCCATGGTTGTTCGACTCCACGCAACACAACGCATCCATGTAGTACAAACCAACCGCATACACCTCTTCAGCCAACAAATCAGGCGCGATATGTCCATGCCAAATAGCTGCCTGTTCGCCAGTGCCAACATCAAGGACTTGTATGACGCTGTAGTCCCCGTGAGCCAAACCCTCAGCTGTGTCAACACCCATCACATATGCGTGATGTAACTGCGGTTGCTCAAACACGGTCATGCTCATACGCGAAACTCCACATGCTTACCGTTACGCCACATGTAGCCCTGCTTGCCACGCTTCACACGGCGAGCCAACTCATCCAAAACATCAAGGTCGAACACAGGATTACCCGACTTAACGAACGCCTCTTCGGCGGTCGTCGGATACTCCTGAGCAAGCTGCCAAGGCAGCATCGAGTCGACCTTTTCCTGATACCAGGCTTCGCCACGATCCTCAGCAGCAGACCACGGAAAGAACATAGGACTGAATTTGTTTGCGGCAGTCGTCGCACCAACCCACAGTTCATGAAAAAAGTTTCCTGAACCGTTAGCGGTAGACAGACCGATGATGCGTCCGCCTACGTCAGCAACTGGCTCAATGCTCGCCCAAGCTTCTTCAGCGTTGGGGAGGAACGCCCATTCGTCAACCACGATGAGTGTGGCTGATTCTCCACGGGCAGGGTCTGAAGCAGAAGGCATCGACGTAATCTGGCTACCGTTTTCAAATTGCATCCTTTGTTGGTGTTCCACAAGTGAACGTGGGCCTCGATCCACCATCCACTTGGGCAAATGCTGGAACCCATACTTCGTCTTACGCAGCAGCAAGACGGCTTCTCGTTCTGTACGACTCAAATCAATAATGTTCTGGTCGTCATGAAAAAACGCCAGCCAAAATTGGTGGGCAGCAACAAGTGTTGTCCAACCAATCTGACGGGCTTTTAACGTCAATGAATAACGTTCACTGTCCCATTCCTTTAGGGCATGTTCCTGAGCGTCACGCAAATCAAACAAGATTCGTCCATGCGCTGGATGAGCAATGGACCAGTAGTTCCTTAAGAAGTAAGCCTCGTCGCGTTTACAGCGACGCCACTCAACTTCTCTCTTCAACTCATCAAGCCGACTCATGCTCACCAATCACTACTGGCATTTCCCGCAAGCCCTAACGACAATGGAACTCAACTACTTGCGTGACGTGGCCCACCAAGGACTCCAACAAGCCCAACAAGGCGTACACATGGGCGACAACGCAGACAAACGACGCAGCGACGTAGCGTGGACCACAGACACCAGAACCCTACAAATAGCCACCTCACTCATATATGAGGCAAACAGAAACGCAGGCTGGTGGTTTGACATCAACTATCCCGAACAAGCCCAACTCACCCACTACGGCATCGACGGCGAATACGACTGGCATAAAGACGGCAACCAAGACCACTTCGCAGCACGTCAATACGTCAACGGACCACTTAGACCCATGCCACTTAACAAAACCAACGCATTAGAACTCGTAGGCCAGGTACGCAAACTCAGTCTCAGCATCAACCTCAGCGAAGAAGACAGCTACCAAGGCGGAGCACTAGAACTCCAAATAGGAGAAGCAACCCACATCATCACCGGCTCAGCAGGATCAGCAACAGTGTTCCCAAGCTGGACCATGCACCGCATAACCCCCATCACCGAAGGCAGCAGACAATCACTCGTTCTATGGATGAACGGACCACCAATCCGTTAACACCCCATATCTCGACGCAACTGCTCCCACACAGTCCACTGCGACTCAGTCCAAGTATGATCAATCGTGTTGTAAAGCTGTGAACACTGCGGCCCATACCCAGGAACAAGATCCGTTCGCACCACAGGCGCAGGATCAGAGTCCTCACCACCAGGCCACAGCATCATAAGACCAGATACAGCAGCAACAAGAGCCACAACAGCAGCCGTAATAGCTTTAACGATCTTCTTGATGGACTCGGCCCAAACATCAGTCCGCTCAGCGACATCCTCGATACTCATCCCATCCCCCTACTGGCACGAATCACAAACCTCAACGTCGTCTAATCCGCACTCAATCGGCTCATCATCCAAAAACGGGTCAGTCAACAAATCAGGACGCTCACCCATTTCCTCCAACTGCATCCACATGCCATCGTCACGCAAATCCTGCAACTCAGACATCGTCACCCCGCAACCCATCCAACAAACCCTCAAGCTCATCAATCAACGCATCATCCGACATAGACGACGCCTCGGCGTCCTCAACAACCAACTGACGCTTAGGCGTGAACTTCTCCACATACTGCAAATACAAAGAAGCCGCCTTAACATCCCCCGCCGCAGCCTCCTTGTAGACAGCGTCGATCACCGACTGCACCCGCTCAACGTGAACATTCAGTTCAGCAGCCCTGGCCTCCCACTCTTTACGAAACCGAGGGTCACGCTTCCAACGCCGAACAGAGTCCTCATGTACTCCGTTCTCAACAGTCCACGCCTTCTGCGTCGAAGGCACACGCTCAGGACCCTGAAGCAACCAATCCAAAAACTTGCGCCACTGATCAGGCATAACCTGCTCACCCGTCTCAGGATCAGTACGCCAACCCTTGCCTCCACCATTCTGCGGCATCAAAAACTCCAATCGTCCACCAACTACCAGAGCTCGTCCCACAAAAAAACTTTCAAAAAAGAATGGGACACCCCCGCATTTGTAAACAAATAGGCAAGAGAGATAGCGCGTCACCTACCCACGTAACGGTGACGCACAAGCATCTATCTTTGGGAGTACAGGGCAAGCAAAAAGACAGAGAAAACAGCAACGAAATCTCACACAACGGCCAGCCCCAAAAAAAGAAATAGTACGCACTGCAAATAGATATCTATACACACACGCGCGCGTCCGCCCCGCCCCCCCTGGGGGTGCCCCCGCCCGAGCTCATCTCGAAGCAGCTGCTCTGCGGATTGGGTCTTACGATCCATTCCCTAGCCCGTGAACTAGCGCCGAAATATTTCTGCCAAAAATGCGAAAAGCCCGCCACTAGGGCGGGCAAACTTTCCGATTGTGCGGGGCTCTCGCCCGTTTAGCGGGCAAGCGCTCCCGCTAGCGAACCTATAGGGCTAGGGCGTCTCGTGTGGCGTCTGTGAGCGTGTGGCGGGCGTCGGTGTCGCCGTGTAGGGCGTCTACGATGCGGGCGAGGTTGCGTGTGGTTAGGGATACGCCGCGGTCGGTTAGGTCGAATTGGTCTAGGCCCGTGGCGTCATCGATGGCAGTTAATAGTTGGTCTCTTGTCATGCGCATGACGGTAGCACCATCGCGAAAGTGTGGCAATGAGGAAGCGTGATCACTTGGCTCTAGACGCGACACGGGCGGCGCATGTGCGCCGCCCGCTATCGCTTGCTTAGGTTGTTTATAGGTCGCCGAATATGACTCCAATGGTGACGCATGCCGCCAGGAATGAGCCGGCTAGCGCTAGGGCGATCATGAAGCCCGCCTAGGTGATATTTCTAGAACGGTCACGGCATTGCCTAGCTCTAGTAGGTCATCACGTAGGAACGGCGTAGTGCGATCTACTGCGCGACCCTTTAACGATAGGTGCACGATTACGCCCCGCGGGTCTGTCCAACGTGCGTCGGATTTGTCGCCGTCGATAATTGGATAGATGGACACGGGCAACGCTTCACCTTTACGGCGGCGCCCTACTACTGCCACGTTACGCCCGTTGTTTAGATGGTCGCGCACTTGTGCTGTTGTCGTGCGTTCGTCTGCCGAATAGGTGAGGTGATAATTAGCGGGAGGTTTCCTAACTCGCGGGTCGCGTTTGGTGTAGTCGTAAAACTGCACAGAATCCGCGAATTCATCGAACAACCACGGCACTACCTTTTCATGCGCAATGTCGCTGTATGCGTTTAGGCGGCACGCTATGCGGGCGCCAGGCTTGCCAGTGTCACGGCGCCGTTTTGCTATTGCCCGCCGTAGTTCGTCGGCAATAATCGTGTAGAAACTGCGCGCATGTTCGGCCAAGAAATAGGTGCGCATTGCTTGCGCGCTTCTCACATCATCGAAGACATTACGCCCCGCATGAAATCCTAGGCAGACGCTTTCGCATTGCCCCGCATTAGGGCACACGTTGTAACCAATACGGCGCCCCGCATATAGAGCGCACGAATAGGCGGGCAGTGTTGTCTTGCTTATTTTGGCGTTTGCGTTTGGTGCCGTTAGTAGTGGCGCCGTGCCGTAGGGACGGCGTCCATATATGGCGCGCACGCTTGCCCAATCGGAACGCGCAAGCGCTAACGGTATCGGCTTCACTTCTTGGCGTTCTAATGTTGCCGCCAGGTTCGTGTTGCTCATACCGCTACGCCCGCTTTAAATGCGAGACGGCGGGCGCGGCGCTTTAGGTGGCGTGCCGTGTCTTTATTGGCGGCACGTTCTACCGCGCCACGTTGGCGAGTAGTTAGACGCCCGTAGGTATCAGATAGGTAAAAGCACGGGCGGCAAATTGTGCCCGCATAGGTAGGGCGATTGTTGCCGCATTCATCACACGGCAAATGATCTAAGTGATTGGTCATCACTGCTTCCTTTCATAGGTAGTTAAGCGAACCCAAGAGTAGCAGTGTTTTAGCAACGTAACGAGAGAAAGAGAGCGGGCGCGGGCGTTCCTTTATTGGCGTTTTTGGGGAGTACAGAGCGGGCGCGTTTTGGGAGAGTTTGGGCTTGGTTTTGTGGGTGGACCTGGAGCTTGAGGCTCGAGAGCAAAGCTGTGGTTTTGGGCGTTTGCTAGTTGTGAGGTGGCTGCTAGTTGTGAGGTGGTGTGCGTGTCTGTCTCACCAGTCTGCTACCATGGGTAGCGCTTACTACAGAAGGGAGACAACATGACTGCATATGTTGTTGAAAGAAGGACAGTCATCACAGAGTATGGTGACGTTGAGGCTGACTCGTTAGAGGAGGCTTGGCAACTTTACGAAGAGTCGCCCCATGACCTGTTGGACTATTCCGATGGGGATACGGAGTCGTCTGTCAAGATTGTTGAGGATGTTAAGGAGTTGACTCCGACTGGCTGGGACATGAAGTCTTGTCCTGCTTGTGGAAAGACTGACTCTCTTGATGTTGAAGAGGATGTGACTACTGAGGGGTCATATGAGTTGTTCACTGTGATGTCTAATTGTTGTGCGGTGCAGTGGATGGTTGAGGGTTTAGAGATGGCTGCGGCATGTGACCGTGCATGGAAGGATGTGGTCTGATGACTGAGTCGAAATACATTGTGAAGCAGACGTTTACTGTTGTTAGGACTGCTGAGGTTGAAGCGACCAGCGCTGAAGATGCCGGTCAAGTTCTCGCTAACGCGATGGTCGGTGAGAAGTGTGCTCCGCATGAGTGGCCTTCATCTGTTCCGATGGTTGAGTCGTATGTCGTTGAAGGTGACTGCGGTATCACTGTTGAGGCGAAGAAGAAGAGCATGACCGGTCGGCAGGTTGTTGAGATGCTGCAGGGGCTGGTTGCCATGTATGGGTGGGAGGTGTTCTGGGATCACACTGGCGGTAATTGTCATGCGATCACGCTGCACCCACCTGAGGAGAAGTATGTGCAGACCGGTCACGGTCCGATGCCTTTCAACCAGATCATGATTACGGGCGAAGATACTTATAGCTATGAAGATCTTGATTCTCCGTTGTACGACCACTGGGGCGATCAGTGGGACTACTTCACTGTCGGTGTGTATGAAACTAACTTGGACGATGGCATGACTTATGAGCCGTTCCATTTGGCTAACTCTCAAGGGGTTCAGACTTTGGTGGCTGACGTACTTATGTACGTGATGAATTGTGAAGGGGAGGATGTGTGATGGGGACAATGGATATGAATGACCCACAAGTACAGGCAATGTTGGAAGCGGATAAGCAGGAGGCGCTCGCTCGCATACGTGCAGACAAAGAGGTGTACCCGTGCCCGTCTTCAAATGAGCATGAGGTATGGAACAACTCTGAGTGTGAGGTTGCGTGGTCTGGTGCTCGTCCGATGCGAGTCCGAGATCTGAAGGCGATGCTTGAGGCTGGCCCGTTTGTCAACGGTGAACTTGATGACAAGATTGTGTGTTTCGCTACTGAGGGCAGTTACGTTCATGTCACTTCGGTTGCTGCACCATGTCATGATGCTGAGGATTCGATGGGTGCGACAGAGGGCTGCCATGAATTCTCTGCTGTCACGTTGTTCTCGTTTGGTGACAGTTCTGATCTGACTGACACGTTGGACCATGTCGATTGGAGGGACGTATGAGTGATCTGAATCAAGAGCGCGAAGATAACCCGCCATACATTCACAAGTTCTCAACCACCTTCTACACCCAGAGCCCACACCGTGACGCTCACATGGCGTTAGAGGCGGACCCTGATCAGGTGATTCAGGATCTGATGATTCGTGTCCTTGAGTTGAAGGCGGAGTTGGCGCTAGCTAGGGGAGGGAGGCTAGCCACGGGAGCGTTAGACGAAATCTTTTATCCGTGGCTGACTGTTGACGCTGACGGACAGGACGTGGAGATACAGTATTAGGTCTGCCGAATCCTTTCGGTAGTTAAGCAGGCAGCCGCACCTTCGGGTGCGGTTGCTTGCGTTTTCGGGACAACTCGCGGCTATCAGTATGAAGACCGACTCAGGTGCAGCAGGCTGGGCAGCCACCGCCGCAGTGATCGTGGGCTATGACCTGTGGGCGATCCTGACTGAGCGGCAGACCATGTCTGCGTGGTTCGGTAGGCAGTTGAAGCATCCCTGCCGTCGTTCTGTGTTGGCTGCGATCTGGGCACTGTTGACATGGCATCTATTTGGTGGCCGTCCCGACCCTCTGCGCTGGTCGTTAGATCCTGCTAGTGGTTAGGCGCTAGTGGTTAGGAGATCTAACGCCAGCATTGCTTGAGGTGGGCAGACACCATTGCCGAGCAGTCGGAGTGCTGGTGTGCGTTTGGTGATGATGTCGGTGACGTGGCCTTCGTCGAGGCCCATCATCCACTCTACGAACAGGGCGCTGAGGTTGCCGTCAACTACAGGAGGTGGGGCGGGTCGTCCGATGATGTGTTCCCATCGGTTGATGGCGGGGGCGTACTGTCCGAAATCTGTCTCACTTCGATGCTGAGACTTTTGCCGTGGCCGTTGCTGTTGTTGTGTTGACGTTTCTTCTCTTCGATCCAGCTGTGCCACCAGTCCAGGGTTTTGTCGTCCCCCATGTCGTTCACTACTGGTGTCGGCAGGCTGGGCGAGACAGAACCAGCGCGCACGTCTATGAGGTGCACCGGCGTCGCTTGCTCGAACAATAAGCCACCGACTGTCGTAGCCGAGGTGGGTAAGCGTTCCAATGGTTTCTGGTCCACCTCTAGTAAGGATGCCCTGGACGTTCTCCAACACAATGACTCGTGGTCGAAGGACGCCAATAATGTCCCCGATGTATTGAAAGATTGCTCGCTCATCATTCATGCCCTTCCTGAGTCCAGCGGTAGAAAATGGTTGGCAGGGAAATCCTGCACAGACGATGTCAATGTCACTGAGCTCATGTGGATTCAGTTTCGTTAGGTCACCTAGTGGTGAGGCGTCAGGCCAGCGTGCCGTCATCACCTTGGCGGCGGCGCTGTCTGTCTCAGACCAATAGGTGGTTTCAGCTCCAAAGAATTTTTCGACTGCGATGTCGAGCCCTCCGTAGCCAGAGCACAAACTCAGGATCTGCATACTTACAATAGTAACGAGACACTGCTACCCTGGGAGGCATACCTAGGAATGAGGGGCAAATGAAGGATATGAATGACGCCTACCAGGAGGCGTACAAGAGTAAAGGTCGAGAGCGTCGAGCCGAAATAGCGAAAGCTGCGAAGCAAGACAAGAACTCTAAGAAGACACCAATGCAGCACAACATCAAACGAACTGATGAGCGTGATAGTTGGACGCTGAAAGAACGAGTACTGATGTACCCGCACCTTGAATGGACAGACAATCAACGACGGGTGGCGGGCCTCAAATGATTGACATGATTATCGGGGTACTCATCGGTCACGCCATTGCGTGGTCCACGCTGCTGGTCATGTTGTGCCGCGAGAGACGGAAGCTTGAACGACCACCCCAGTTCGTTGGTCCATGGTGCGCCGAATGTCATGGTCCGTTCAGTGAGTGGGAATGGGAAATGCGGCACACCCGTTACGACGGTGAAGATGTTCATGCTGATTGTTGTTTCGCAACGAAGTGTGAGACTGCTAGGTGGGCAGCGTGAGATTGGGGTACGCCGATCCGCCCTACCCTGGGTACGCTCGCTACTACCGCGACCACCCAGACTACGGCGGCGAGGTTGACCACACAGAACTGATGCGTCGCCTTGATGGTTACGACGGGTGGGTGCTGCACACCTCATCCACCACGTTGAAGCACGTTATTGACTGTGCAACTGAAGCGGGCGTCGAGGACTACCGCATCATGTCGTGGGTAAAACCATTCGCATCATTTAAACCAAACGTGCCCGTCGCCTATGCGTGGGAACCAGTACTGGTGAAAGCGATCCGCAAGCCAGTGGTGACACATCGACTCACGTTAAGAGATTGGGTGTCCGAAAACATCACTCTTAGGAAAGGGCTCGTCGGAGTGAAACCAGAAGCGGTGTGCATGTGGGCATTTGAAGTCACTGGAGCTCAGCCATCAGATGAGATGGACGACATGTTCCCAGGCAGTGGAGCAGTCACTGACGCATGGAACAAATGGTGCAGCATCGTGAACGATGACCTCAGCGACATTCACGGATCGTTGTTTAGCGATGAGTCGTGACGATAGTGACCGTCGCCTTCACCCTTCCCTCAGTGGGGGCGGCGGTCACAACTCGAAACTTGCCGACAAGTTCTTTCGACTCAGCCAACTTCACTATGAGATGGCAACCGTCTACGAAGAGATCATGGTCGAGCTTGTTAAACCACCCGAGCCTGTCGTGTACGACCCACTAAGTGTGATCGACGACCTACCCGACAACGTAATTCAATTCCCGAGGAACCCAGATGAAATTTAAAGTCACCGCATGCGCCGGTCTATTCAGTAAGGTCAAACCTGTCATGAACATTGAAGACGCAGAACAACAAATCCGAGGCGTAATGGAATGGCTCGACAGCTTGTCTGACGACCCACTTGAACACGCCAAACAAGCTCAAGCTCTGTCCATAATTATTGAGAGCGTGCGCTCGGAAGTGTCCGATGCCAGGAGCATGGCAGTGGTCAACCTTGAACACATGGGGGACACAGAGCTAGCCAGAATCCTGGGTGTTCATCGCTCAGCGATCTACAAGCTACGCCGCAAAGACCCGTCCAGTCGGACGAGCATGAAAGCAGAACAACGTAAGGCAACTGCCTGATAGTGCGACTGTTGGCAGCAATTGCCAGCGGGGGACCTCACGTCTCGACTTTGAATGGATGCACCAGTCGGGTGCATCTGCCTGCTACCCTTGACAGCAAGGGAGATAGTTAAAGTCGAGACGTGGCAGTAGGGGTCGGAGGTTCAAATCCTCTCAGCCCGACAAAAGCAATATCGATAGAGATTTCTCCCTTTCTTAAAAAAGTTGGGAGAAATTTCTATGTCTGATTCAGAGATCAGAATTCTTATATCGGAGTACAAGGAGTGGCGGAGGCGTAGCAGAGAGTCGACTGACTCGACGTTGACATCTATACGACATGTCTTAGACAAATGGGAGCACTGGCCGTGTGACCATCTGGCCCCCGAAGATGATGAGATGGTTGCGTTCGCGTGGCGCACTCGCAAGAACGGCGAGCCCTCGAAGTATCGAGTGAAGAACGATCTGCTTATCTTGCGTGGCTTCTATGACTGGGCGTTTAGGTATGAGAAGTTGCCGAAGGATTATGGGATTCGTTTGAGGGATGCTGTGCCGAAGATTTCGGAACGGCTTCAACGTCACATCCCTTTGGAAAAGTTCTATGCGTTGCCTCATGATCGGTTTCGCGATCAGACGGTTTTCGTTTTAGGGCTTGGCTGGTTTAACGGTCTGCGAATAAATGAGATGAGTCGTCTCAAAGTTGAGGACGTACAGGATGGAAGATTGTTGGTGAAGAGGAAGAAGACTGCGCGGGGTGTCAATCATCAGCCGTTGCCTTGGCGGACGCTGGGGGACTTCCTTGTAGGACACCACGAGGATGCGGGGTATGACGCTCGCAAGTTATGGGATCGTTTTGAGGATCTGATGACGACTCGGGCTTATCAGGGGAAGACATATTTGATTCCCGAGGGGAACGGTGATCCTGAGCAGACTCGACGTTTGACTGGGTTCATTTGGAATCCGATCAGGTTCGCTGGAAACAATCGCAACGAAGAGTCGTTGCCGTTCACACCGCACGATCTCCGACACAGCTTTGGGCACAACATGTTCCAGGCTGGTGTCCCTATTGAGAAGGTGGCCCGCACCATGGGTCACGCAACGAGCAAGACGACTGAGACGTATTACGTCGATGCGTCTCTCGGTTTAGAAGAGGATCTAATTGAAAGGATGATGTCAGCATGACAGAGAAAGAAAATGCTATGGTGCGTCGCACTATGAGCGATAAAGACGAGTTACAGAAATTAGGTGAGGCGCTTCGCCTCTATAGAAAAGACGTGTTGGGTCTTTCGGCTCCTGAGGTAGCGGAACGCATGGACATTCCATGGGGGACCTATTCGAGAGTTGAGCGTGGCGAAGCCTGGGCGCACCAATATCAAGACAAATTACTGGCCGTTGGTTTTACCCAAGCGAATCAGTTAAGCGATATGCGAATCACGGACGAAGTTCATGATCGGCTAACGAGTCGTTTGGCAAAGCATGGTGCTCTTCACGCAAAGTTGATGCGGCAAAACGATTCAGACTTTCGGGCTCTTAGCAGGGCAATGGATTCAACGAGGGAGTTTTCCAATGAAAGCGAGTGACTCGCAGATGACTGTGGGAGTCCGAAGTCGGGCTGCCACGAATGAACGCACGACTTATCGAGAAGAACTCGCGATGCGGAACAAGATTTCGGATTGGTCGCAGGTGGCTAACGAGCTTTTTGAGACTGCTTCTTCGGATTATCCCGACGATTCCCTAACTCAGTGGTGCATTCAAGAAGGAACTGATTTAGTTCTTTATACCGATGCTTATTTGCCAGGAAAGAAATCGGGTACGTCCGACGAAATTTTTGGGGGCTTGCGAGAGAAGCTGATGATGGGCACTTTAAAGGTTTCCGATCTTCCGTATGCAAGATCTCTTGATGAGGTGGAAGACGGTCTGCGTTTGCCTTTAGGTGCGCGAACACGAGTCATTATTTTCCCAACAAAAGATTCAGGCATACGCGGCGTTCTCTTGAGGCGATTCAGAGACGGCGTTATCTACGGATGGGGCGCACGGATTAACGATGATCGCTTTGAAGCCATCTCAACCCGAGCTCAACTCATCAATCGCCAGATGGAACAGCATGAAGAAAGCGAAAAACATTTAGCTGATCGTCATCATGCTAAAACAACAGCCGCTATTAATCTTGCTGCGGTTATTGAGGCACTCGTTGCAGAATCTTCTCTTGACGACGAAGAAAAACTAGAAGCGTTCCAGACGGTCGATACGTTTATCGAGGAGTTAGGTCGATGAAAGATTGGGAAGAAGTAATTGAGAGACGCTCGTCGTTGAGTAAACCGCAGGTCAAGAAGCTTGACGACAAATCCCTGAAAGAATATGGAGTCGCTTTGTATCTATCGGAGATGCCTGTCGATCAGATTATGGAGCGAACCTCGATGACCAGGACGCGTCTCTATAACGCTTTGCGTCGAGCGGGGATCACGCCTAACCGGCAGGTTCCCCAGGTCATGCGAACTGAGGCTGAGATGGACCGCACTTTTGAAGCGGCGTACAAGGAAGCGCAGCAAGAAATAGGTGCACTCAAGTATCAGCTAGCTGCAGCGCACGCTGAGATTGCGGAATTACAAGGACGTATTAGTACAGGTACGTGACAGATCCTTGACACTTCGTTAAACTCGCGATCATAAGAAAGCGCTAGAGGGCCACCCTTCGAGGGGTGGCCTTCTCTCTTATAAGGCCATCTTGTACTACCTGATAGCGCGAGCGCGAGCGTTTGTTGTCCCACCCCTATGTCACTGTTTGGGTATGCACCACACAGGCGCACTGTGTCGATACCATAAGGGGTTAGATGTTGAAGTCACCGAAGCATGTCCACAAATTTAGGCAATCGTTTCTTAACGATATGTGGAAGTGTCCAGAGTATGGGCGGCGGAAGCATGCTGGCCTGATCGATGAGCAGAACAACTCTGACTTCGTTCGAGGGAACTCGGTTCATAATTCCATTGAGGCGTTCGGTCTTGAATGGCTGCATGAAGACACGCAGATGCCGTTGGCTACTGTTCTCGAACTCGGGCAGCGTTGCTTCGATGAAGAGTCAGCGGACCCTGCTACGAAGTGGCGCAACAAACCAGAGGTTGTACTCGAACAAGTAAACCAACGGCTGACTGTTTGGTACGAAAAAGTTTTGCCTTTGCTGCAGCGTCCAAGCTCAGTTGAAGAGAAGTTCAAGATCCTGGCCTATGAGGATGATGTACGCCAAATCTTTATGACAGGCACAGCTGACTGGATTGAGGGCGAAGCAGGCGATCCGCATGCACGCATTATCGATTGGAAGAACCCGTCGGCAAAACCTCGAGATGAGTGGATGTATCGCCGGTCGAACCTGCAATCCATTGTCTATACGTGGGCGACGGGCATCGACAGATTCATGTTGTGTCACCTCACCAATGGCGATGAGCCTCACTGGATTGAGATGGGTCGCAACGCCAGAGAACACCAGGCACTCATCGACATGGTCGTCGGGCTCGCGGTGACGCTGGAAGCGAACCTGCCAGCACTACCTCAGCAATGGGACTCATGGTTCTGTGCAGAGCAGTGGTGCCCCGCATGGTCCGACTGCCGTGGAAAGTACATCACCGAGGACATCAAGGACCTTGGTCAACCAATTCTGACAATAAGCGAAAAGGAAGAGGTCAGTATATGAATAGAGATGCACTGATTGTGCGACAGACAGCGGGCAAGATAGTTGCCCAAATCCTGCAAGGGCAGGGATACCAAGTAATTGAGAACGGCTCGTTCTATGCCGCTCTTGAGGCAGTTGACGCTGCACTTAACGACTTGGACAGTGACACGAAAAGCGATGGCAATTCTTCGCCGTCACTTTCCGTCGTTGATAGTGGTGCAACTCAACCTGCCCCACAGCTAGCGACACCGCCAGCTAGCAGTAACAAGAAACAAAACCTCTGGGACTACGTCTATACGAACCCAGGGGCAGTGTTCAATAATCTGGGTGATCAGCGAGCGAAGAGTGGGGGCGGCAAAGGCCCAGACTTCAAGTTCAAAAATTCTGGTAATCCGTTCAGCGGAGAAGGACTATGGGCGGATTCAATTCCGACTTCGTTCAACACTGCTGAAGGCGTAGTCCAATTTGCTACGCAGATGGAAGCGCTGGAGTCTTTGAAGCAGAGGCTCGCAGCGTAATGAGCGACGCGCCGGTGCTTTTGGATGTCTCAGAAATTGAGTCTTCCGTCCTCTCCCTGCGGGAGGCCAACAAAGAGACATCAGTCCCAGAAGGACCGGCGCGTTCGTTCTCACTAATCAATCCAACCAGCACAGCAGTCTCCAGTTGGATTGACTACGCCACCAATCCCGAGGCCCGCTGGCACACAGGCTTTCATCGGCTTGATGTGATGACCAGGGGTCTCGGGCGTG